GGCAAGAACAGCAATCCCCATCAGGAGATTCTATCCACCATCCAAAGGACTGCTTCCAAGAAAAGGATTGTCACGTTCGATGTGGATGAGAAGAATCAGAACGTTCTGGATCGCTTCACCGATGTTTGCGGCAAAGCTGTGGACGTTGTGGAGACGCGAGGTGGTTATCACTTCCTAGTCCATCCCAAGGAGATGCCCAAGAACACCAAATGGCACCAGACGCTATCGGAGGTAAGTGATGTCACAGGTGACGCTTTACTTCCAATTCCCGGAACTTTTCAGGGAAATTTTTGCCCTCGAATGATTATTAATAACCATTAACCTATGTTCGGTTCTTTTTTAGGTGGATAACCCAGTTTCGAGATTAAATACTCTTAATGAAGAGTATAAAATATCCCGAAAAAGCTGGAATTTATAAATTAACCTGTAAAACGAGTGGAAAATTCTATATAGGGAAATCAATAAATATAAGAGATAGAATAAAACGACACGAAAAATCAGCCAAAGACCTTAAAAATAAATGTCGTATAGTAAAAGCTATAAGAAAATATGGGTGGGACGATTTTGAAGTTGAAATATTGGAAATTTTTGAAGATTTTAATAGAGAATTTGATGATGCAAAATTATTTTTAATAGAATCTGATTATATAACCAAGCTCAATGCAACTGATGAAAAAGTTGGGTATAATATCTTAACTTGTAATTCTGGTAAAAACGGGATGAAACATACTGATGAAACAAAGGAAAAACTTAGAAAAGCTAATTTGGGAAAAAAACACAGCGAAGAAACTAAAAAAATGATGTCTGAGAAATTTTCCGGTGAAAACCATCCGATGTGGGGTAAACATTACACTAAAGAAGCTTTGGTCAAAAAGTCTGGTGAAAATTCATGTTGGTATGGAGTAAAGGGGGAATCCCACCCTACTTATGGGCGCAAACACACACCAGAAGCTATAAAAATATTAAAAGAAAAAAGACAATTACAAGACACAACACCTTTCAAGAGAAAAATAAAACAAATCAATTTAGAAAATGGTGAATGTGTTAAAATATGGGATAGTATTAAAGAGGCTGCTATGTTTTTTGGTGTGAATCCGACTTCCATATCTGAAGTGTGTAGTAAGAGGAAAAAAGGAAATAGTGTGACAAAAAGATGTAAGGGGTATGGTTGGGAATATTGCGATGTTAAAAACTAGAATACGATAACAACAAAATTATGGAGAAATTAGTGTTAAGATATTATTGGTATATCCCGTATGAAGCTGGTGGTGAAGTAAATCATCCATTTGAATACGAATCCAAGGAACAGGCATTTGTAGATTTTATGGAGCTACGAGAAGACGCTGAATGGGATTTTGAATTTTTGGGGCAAATATTTGATGTGAATGATACTGAAGACGTTCAATTCTTTACTTTGGAAGAATGGTTTGAAAGATACAAGCTTAAAAACTAGATTACACTGATTCCATGAAAATTGAAATCACCACGGAGGAGAAACAGAAAATTCTCAAATTCTCCACAGACATCAGACTAAAATTTGATGATGGGGAAGTTGAACCCATTCATAATTCAAAGGAATCCAAAGATTTTGTTCGTGAATTTCTAAAGAGTCGTGGAATCGGAAAACCGAGGGTTTATGAACAGGGAATCTATGCTTTTGGTGATGTTGGGATGCACACTGACAATCTCTCCCCAAAATCTGCAATGACCATGTGTTTATTGATTTCCGGTAGTGGTAAATTGTTCGCTTGGGATGGTAAAAAGGTAAATGAATGTCGTGTCAACAAAGGAGATGGTGTTATTTTCGATTTCAATCTCCCCCACTCATTTGAAGCTGATAAAACATGCCAAGCATTTCTAGTGGACATTCCAAAAAAATATAAGAAAAATTTACTGAATGAGTGATATGAAACTCCCCGACACTGAACAATTTAATTTTAAAGATGTCACCATTGCTGGGGATGACTGTTGGCTGATTACACCATCCAATATGGCTACCAAATGGACTGACGACAATGCACGATTTCGTTCATGTATTGTTCGTAAGTCGGATAACTTTGTAGTGTCGCAAGGATTTTCCAAATTTACCAACTTTGGGGAGAAGCCTGATTTTCAACCATGGGATAATTCATGGAAGATTGAAGCAATACACAAATTAGACGGAAGTCTTTTGATCGTTTCAAAGTATAAAGGGGAACTTATCATAAGAACCCGTGGAACTGTTGATGCTCGTCAAATGGCTAATGGTCATGAGATTGATCTTCTTATAAAGAAATATCCATTCTTTTTCAATTTCTTCACCAATCATACTCCCCCAACAATGACTCAATCTATATTGTTTGAGTGGACTACCCCCAAAAACATAATTGTGATCAGAGAACATGAAACTCCCACATTGACATTAGTTGGTGTTGCATCACATGATGTATATGAAACATATTACGCTGGTCAAGAATGGTTGGATGATTTCGCCAAAGTATATGGTCTTACCCGTCCTGAAAAGTATGAATACAATTCCATTGAGGAGTGCATCCTTGATGTATCTGCTTGGAAAGGAAAGGAAGGAGTGGTTTTATACTCTCCCAATGGTCAAACATTAAAGAAAATCAAAGCAAGCCTCTATTGCGAACTTCATAAAATCGCAACGGGAATGCGAACCATTTCCAATGTGCTTGATGTGTTCATGGAGTCTCCCCGATTTGTGGAATACCAAGATTTTTATAATTTCCTCTGTAACTCACTTGATTTTGAAATCGCGGAACGTGTCAAAGATGATATCGCCAAAATCACGGAAGCATACGGCAAATTCATCCATTCCGTCAACACCATTGAACGTGCCATGGGATACATCTCCAAGCTGGACTCCCGTAAGAAGCAAGCAATGGCTATTCAGGAGCATTGGGACGGCTGGATGGTTCCGGTTAGCTTTTCATTGCTTGACAACAAGCCAATCGATGATAAGCTGGTGAAGAAATCAATGGAGAAGCTACTGAATCTATGAAATTGGAACAATTACTAAAAACAACACCAGAGACGCTTGCAGTGGAACAACATGCTGCTCTCAAGGAACATGTCATCAAGGTGTTGGAATCAACCCTTCAAGCGGTGAAGGATGAGTATTATAGCGCAATCCAAGAATTAACCATTGATTCTCCTGCCGGAGATGGATATGGTTGTAACAACAATTTCATAAATTTTGGATATAATGAAAAAGACCCACTTGATATTTGCGATGTCATGGAACGGTTGATTGAATTGAAAAAGATTGCAAAGAAAAAATAATATTATGAAAAAACAATACACATTAGCAACATCATCCCAATGTGGCCCCTGTTACACCCTCAAATCCCGAATTGAAAAGGAGAAGCTTGAGGTTGAGATCAAGGACTACACCAATCCCGAAAACATCGAATGGTTTAAGAAACATGGTATCCGTGCCGTCCCCCGTCTGGTGATTGAGGATGGGGATAACGTGGAGATCATCCAAGGTATTGAGGAAATCATCGAAGCATTAAAGAAATGAAACAACAACCATCCTCAATAGAAGCTCAATGGGAAGTTGAACTGAATTGCAAATGCCCCGAATGTGGGGAATTTGTCAATCTTCTAGAAGCTCCCGATTTTTGGGATGGACGAGGATGGTTGGACATCCCACAGCATAATACGGAAGCAACCAATAATCTGGAAGTTGATTGTCCTGAATGTGAGCACTTTTTTGAAGTGTGTTGTGTGTGGTAATCTTTAAAAACTAGAATACAATAATTTCCAATGATCGCTTCGGCAGCATCACAACATTGCCAGAACCTCCCTCTACCATTCACTTGGCAAGGAGACTGGCGGGATCGAGAAATGGAGCCTTCGGGTGTGCGGAAAAAGTCAGTAATGACAGGCATAAATTCCATATATCCCCAAACTCGGATGCTGAAAAGGTGGGCGCACACCGTTCCGAAGCGATCACCTTTTTAATATGGACAAGAAAGTAAAAATTCATAAATTTTGGATACCTGCAACATCTACTGTTGGGGTATCAAGAGATAGGCTTTTCGTTGCAAAGGCTGATTATGATAGAGTGATAAAGCGTATTAAAGAACTTGAAGAAAAACATGATTAAAATTAAGAAAAAACGCAAGGATTACGATAAAATCCTATTCATTTCAGACACGCACTTTGGACATGACAAGCCGTTCCTATGGGAGCCAAGGGGATTCCAATCTGCCAAAGATCATGATGAATGGATTCAGGATCAGATTGATTCCATTTCTCCTGAGAGTCTGCTTATTCACGTTGGCGATGTGGGCTTGTCAGTTGGGGCAGAGCGCATCAAAGACTTTATGCTAACATTCCCCTGTGAAACTCTGATGGTGAGGGGCAACCACGATTCAGGAGTTCAACAACTCTATCAAGAGCATCTACCGGAAGGTTTTCAGAATTGTGAATTGTATCCAATTCGTATTACGCCAAACATTACGTTGTTGGGTTATGAATTCCTATTGGATATTGATCGTGATCAATTCTATGTGAGGCACATGGCAGCGTTGGTTTACCCCTTCTGTAATAAAAATTATTCACATATCTGCGGTCACTCCCATGGCAATCTAAAGCAAGCCAATCCTGATGGGAATGGTTTTGGTAAGATGCTTGATGTGGGGGTGGAGAATGCCAAGAGGTATAATGGAACCGCTTTCTTCAAGCTGGAGGAAATTGTGGATATCATGGCTAG